CGATATCAGGCGCAAAATTCCGTTGTGTTTATCCATAGATACTTCATCCTGTGATATCACAGTGACCGATAGTTCGAATTCATCGGTATTTAAACTGGTGATTCTCTGGTCTGAGTTCGTTTGCTCAATACTGAAAGATATTGGTTTGTTAGTCATGATTCTACGCCCTGTTCTTTAAGTTGTCTAACAACTCTTTCGACACTAATGGCTAGATCGTCCATTTGTTCATAATGGTGTTTGACAAACAATAAAAATTCGTAAGCCTCAATTTCGGTTAATGTTAATACTATTTTTTTGGGCATTGATTTATCCTTTAAGTTTCTATCAACATGAAAACACACCGCTAACAGTCTGTCAACAACTTAATTATAAAACATCGAAAATAGATACGTCTGCGGTGATGTAATCGGCCAGCGCATAACGAGTTGCGTCAATATAATGATTCCAGTTATCAATAATCACAGGCAGAATTTCTTGTGTGTTTTTATCGACCTTATACGAGTACTTGGTTAATTCTTCAATCGTCTTAACACATCTCGGATGCACAAATATGTTATTAAACGACCTTAAATATTCAACTCCGTCTTCAACGCTGCCTTTCCACTTTGGCGCGCCCTCTACATTAAATCCTTGCTTGCTCACATGGGATATCGTTTCGGGCCTTGAACAGTCACCGTATATTTTCCAACGCTTGGACTCTGGCACTGATCGGAACATCGTACCTATATCATCCAACTCAACACCAACGCCGCCCGCCTCATAATCTATATATAAATTCTTCTGTCCATTTTCGAGCATGATGTACATGCGTACCAGAGTCGTAGGATCGTTCGCGAATCCCCAATCTGCACCGAAGAAAAAACGGGTTTGGTATAATTCAGTGAGGGCAGGCGTCTCGAAATCCAGTTCCTTCCATTTTCCATGGAAAACAATTTGCTCTGCACGACCGACGGCCTCACCCATGTATTCATGATCGTATTTCATGCGGTCGGATTTCTTCAACGCCTCCGCATCTGCTATAAATTTCTGTCCTAACCATTCGGGCGGAACGTCTAAATATGTGGAGTGGTGGACGATCCTGTCGCCGTATGCTTTGTTCTCGCATTCTTTGTTGACCCATGCGGCCGGATCATTCGGCGGGTTGTATGTGATAAACTCCACAAACTTATCACCACCACGCAAAACGGATTGTTGGACGTTTCTTATTTCGTCCATACCATAGAATTCGGCGGCCTCTTCAAACCACAGGAATTTGAAATAACCTTGCTTAACATTTATCGACTTGAGCTTGAGTGGATTATCTAGCCCCTTCATTATGATTTTTTGGCCAGTGGGTAGGTATGTGATTTCAGGCGGTGATTTCGTATGAGAGAAAAACGCATCTACCTTAAGCATACTAATCGCCCATAAAAGCGTTTCAAGAACCGATGTCCTGATCGTCTCCCCAACCTTACGAACCACAAGCGCGTTTGCGTCGGGATCTTCTATCATCCCTAATATTATCTGTATGGCGGCGAAAGACGATTTAGTCGATCCACGTCCGCCCTTGAGCCAGATTGAAACCGTGGCCTTTAATCTTATTCTGCGATGGATAGGATAGAAGACGGGGGCGATAACTGTTTTAAGAGATACCTCAGTCATCGTCTGGAATATCATCCTTGAGAACTGTTGGGGTTATATCCTTAAACTCTAATTTATCGACGAACATACCACGATCTTTACCAAGCATATCAAGCGCGGCCTTTTTATCCGATACCTTGATTTTCATTACTTCGGCGAAACCTACGTTTTCATTTCCCACCATACATATATCAACGCCAGATATTGCGCCGGCGGTATCATCATCAAGTTTGGAAATATGGATAGGCTTGCCATCATCATCGAATAATTTACGCGCATCATAGAAGGCAATCTTTGCAAGTTCCGCAGTGATACGCTCGGCGGTAATGTTAAGTTTGTTCTGTACTTTAAGCCTCTCATTGCGCAAATAAGCCGCTATATGTGGTTTGTTGCGGTTTTCATAACCAATAGACGAGGCCGCGTTTTCAGAGTATCCCGCGTCGATTGCAGCCTGTGTAGCGTTATCATCTACAAGCACATTGTCTGCCCATAATCTAGATTTGGCCGTCCACCCTTCGGATGCTGGTCTATCTTTATCATCGCTTGGTTTGGGTTCCGTCATTTGAATAACCTCCGTGTTGTTATCACAATGTTAGCACACTTCTATATGCGTTGGGAATATCAAAAACACCTAAAATACCCCCTATTATGTAAATGGGTTTGGGTAATAAAATTACGGGCCATTTGGTGTCCAGTGTTCCTGTTGTTATATCAATGACTTAGCCTAAATATATTATGTTAAATGGCCAGATGGTGTCCAGTGTTTATTTAATTAGATCAACGACTTAACCCTATTTCCCCCTCTTCTCTCTATATTTTCTCTACTTAAAAGAGTATATAGAGTTAAGGGGGGTCGATGCTATAATTGACCCCCTTAGTAAAATATAGAAATTAGTACAGCGTTTTTTTCAAACCCGAAAACAGGGGGTAAAAACCGCAGAGTTGAGCCGAATGAGTGGGTTTGGGTTTTTGGGGTAATTTGGTGTCCATTTACATAAGTAGGGTCAAATGTGTGATATGTAAAACAAAAACAGGTAAAAACAGGGTGTGAAAAGTGCTGTTTTAGGGTAAAAAGGGTCAAAAAGGGGTGAGCAAAACGCTGTTTCAGGTATGCTACGCAAGATTGTTGCTTGACACAGTGCTTACAGTGTGCAAGAGTACAGATATTGAAACGCTAACAGAGAGCAAACAGAATGACCAAAAAGTTAATTTTAGAAAATACAAGTTTCCTTAAAGAGTGCGGGCAAGGTTTCGAATTTCCCGTCGATGAAAATAATATTCTCACGATTAATAAGTGTGCGACGATTGGTATAGGTGATTATAACAGGGGTCATTTTGATTTATGGTCATTTGATATGACAAATGAAGGCGACCGTATTAACATCGGTATCGCACAGATTAAAATCGACATGTCTACGCTAAAAACAAACATCGATATTCATGGCGAATTAATCAAAAATCTTGAGCGTGAATTAAAAGACGAAATGGCCGACCATGAGGTTAAGATCAACCACCTAAAATCTCAGATTAGTAAATTGATGGCGATTGAATATCAGGGGGATGAGGGATAATGAGCACAGAATTATTAACCACGATTATGTGTGTATTATTTGTTTTGTTGGTCGGATATTTCGGTATTAAAATGAAAGCACAAGAATACCAAGCGGCTCAAATTATCATTAACGGATGTAAGGAATTAAAATAATGCACATGCACTTAGAAATTATCATGCCACCGACTGACGATGTTGAGTCGTCAATTAAACAAATACTTGCGCCGTTCGATGAGAATGGAAAAGACGACTGTTGTGATCCGGACCCCCATGCTTTTTGGGATTTTTATGTTATCGGCGGTAGATATGCTGGTGAGAAAAAGAGCCAGAGTTTTGATAAAGAAAGTCTTACTGCTTTTTATAAAGACCTTAACAAAAATAAAATTACTGTAAGTAGCTTGCAGTGTGGCAAACAAAAACTTGAGCCGTCCAGCCAGATACCTACCGTGGATAAATTATGGGTTAAGCATTTCCCAGATGGTGGCAAAGTCTGCCCGATATTTGACCACTATAACGACCAATACGAACATAGCGAGGGTTATCCTGATATTATGACGCTGAAAGATACACCTGAAAATCTTGAGGTGCATCACGTGATTATCGCCACGCCTGATTGGGAAGATAAAATCGCGGCTCATTATATGGTTGAGAACAGCGTTTATAACGGCGTTAATTATCTTGACACTAAATGGGATGGTACAATTAAGGGCGCGTTAGAAATGAGCGCAGAGAAAAATAAACGTTACACAGAAGAGGCGAAAGAAAAATACACGCCTAAAGATGATTGGCTCGTAGTAACGGTTGATTATCATTCTTAAGTTATCTGGAAATATAAGGAATTAAAATAATGGAAAATGAACTCAGAATTGAACGGTTAACGATGCTCGCCGATATGTTGGATAGACATGACGAGCTGTTTAAAGTGGTGTTTGATATAAGGCAGTGGGGCAGTGAAGCTATCCACTATGAAACTAAACAACACGAGCCAGAGTTATGCGGTAGTGCCGCCTGTGCGTTAGGTAGCGCAGCCATGTACCCACCATTTATGAAGCAGGGTTTGCGGTTGAGATATGATAGCACAGGATTTATGGTCAGGAAGGATTCTAACGTATTAAAAGAAGACGTCACGCCGTTTTATGATGGGCATGCTGATTTTATGGCAGGTTCTTGGTTTTTCGGCATAACTGGTGGTGAATCATGTGAGTTATTCGATGGCGATGAATACGGATATACTAAAGTAACCGCAGCCATGGTGGCCGAGCGGGTAAGAAAATTAATTAAGGTGTATGTATAATGGAATTTAACGAAAACGAGCTAGACGATCTAGCGTTTCAAGGCGCGATAAATGCGGCGATGAAAGTCCTTGATAGGGTTGCTCTCTGTTCGGATGATAACAGAATGGAAGCGCATTATACACGTAAAGGTGTTGAAATGATTATAACCGTAGAGGAGAAGAAACCGGAAGAGACGGAGAAGCCCGATCACTTAAATTTGATTAGATATCAAGGTATCGAAGAGAGTTTGGTTGAGGCGTATGGGACAGGTGACCCCGACGCGGTTTGGGATATTGTGGAACGTTGTTTTATAGATAGGGAGTCTAAGTAATGACACAGAATAAAATAAACGTTGGCGATAAGGTTTTGATCGAGGTCGAGGTCACAGGTGTTTCTGATAATGAAATTCAATTAAAATCTAGGGGTTGGGAGGATTGGACATGTAAGTCAAAGATCAAAAAGGTAATTACTGCGCCGTTTGATTGGGATATAGTAGAGCCTAGAATGGCGTTTAAAGATATCGAAGGTAATGTGTTCTGGTATGTTTCCAAGGGGTGGGGCGACGATAGATGCGCCGTTTTCTCCACTAATTATAGAGAGCCTATGGAAAGGCATTTAAGGTTTATGATCAAAGAGAACCTAACGCGCGCTGTAAATAAAGACCCAGAAACACCGGATAAAACCCACACCGCCGACGAGGTACATAAAATTCTGTATAAGGAGTTTTTATACCAGTTCAAAGGTAAAAAATTAACAGAAGTAACATATGCAGAAATGAAAGCATGGTGGTTAAATAAACTGCTAGATTATTTTCCGTATGAGAAAACCACACCGAGTATATCTATCGCTATAAGCGACGAGGGCGGTATTATTGTTAATTTTGAAGGTGAGGGCGCGTAATGGGTAATGTTGATATTGAAGAATTATGCGATGTTATACGCCAAATTCTTATTGGCCACAACTTGCACAATATGATTAATGAGGGTGATGAGTGCGGATATTCTCTGGCCGATGCTTTAACCATGGATGGTCAGACAGTCGATAAGGGGTATGAAGAAATACACCTGATTGTTGACGCCTTATTTCACCCAATAAAAGACTACCTAAACCAATGCGGATTAATTGGTCAGTCGATGCCAATAGAAAGGATAGAGGATAAAGAGTTAATGTATCTGCATAAAGACAATAAAATATACGAATGTAGAGTGATCGGCGAAGTTAAACCAGAGTTTAGGAGATGAAAATAAATGACAATACTTGAGCAAATGCAAAAAATAAAATTCGGCAAACAGTCAAACGAGACAATTCTCGGTATATTTCTATCTAAGAATTGGGATAATTTCGTATCATTAATACACCGGAATAAAACCCTTGAGCGTCAGAACACTGATTTGCAGGCGGCGAATACTAAGCATCGTTTGGAGAACAGGGGATTAAAAAAAGGCCTGAAAGATTGCCTCGAATGTATTCTAATGCCGGATAATGGCGTCAGTGACGTGATTTGGTATGGTGATTTTGAGAGTTTAGCCGAACATATTGCGGGCGTGCTTGATGAGGATATTGATTTCGAAGAGGTGGCCGCGTCTGTCCAGAATAGAAAAATTCAGTATCGTTGCCCTAAAACCGATGATTTTGAGGTGTTGGCGCTGAAAGAAGAAAATCATCGTTTGCGCGATGCTTTGGAATTGATGTTAAAATCACCAGAAAACGAAGACGGAACACCTTGGATTAATGGTGGCATGTCTACGGTTCAAGAGATTTGCGAAAACGCCCTAAAAGGTGACACGTGATGTTTGAAGTTGCGATGGTTATTTGTATTATTATTTTAGGTCTTGGATATTCTCTCGGATATATCCACGGTTATTTTAAAGCATATGGTATTTTTACGGCAGAAGATGAAACGGAGAACGAATTATGATCAGATGGTTAAATCTTATCCCCCTCCTAATGCTGGCGAGCTGTACTATAGTAATGTGCGGAGAGGATAACACTCGCGCACAGTCTTATGAAAAATGTAATGGTGTGCATGAAGAAATCAAATAACCTGTTGACACTGTGTTATCAACCTGCTATCACTTATATTAACAAACAGGGAGTTACCAATATGACAAAAATTCAACAAAATCTTATCCGTTGCCAAATTAAGCAAACTAAAGCCTATGAAGAATTTACAGTGGGTATCACGTTTGTAGCAGCGATGCTTTCAGCTCTGGCTGTATTCGTAGTGGTTATGTAATGAGCGGTTTTCGTCAAATAGGTGATATCACCGAAGAACTTTTAACAGGAATAAATCCAATGAAACAAATTAAAATACCAGATCACGTATATGCTCGTATGGAGTCTCTATCCACTTTTCACGGCATGGGAATCCCCAATATTTCCGAGGCTCTTTTAGTTTACGCATGTAAGAAATTCGAGAAAGACGGTATTACATTGCCGCCCATGGGAAACACTGATTTTAACCGCGAAGATTTAGTCAACGAGTCTATTGAGATTTCAAAACTCGGCACTCTAAAATATGTGGAATGGCTGGCAAAGTTATCACCTGCCGAAGAAAACGCGCTCAAATATTGTATAAAAGCGCATAAAAAAGTCGCAGAAGCAGCCACCAAAAAAACGGCTCTGGAAAACATGGGGATCGCATGACCAAAAAACTCCGTGATCTTAAAGACAAAGAATGTCGTTGGCCTCTAGGTGATCCGAATGATAAGGATTTCGGATTTTGTGGCAAGAAAATATCTCACCGAAGTTATTGCGCCGAGCATACAATACAGAGCCAGCGTAGGGTTATTAAAACACCCGAAGAGATTGACGATGCGAATCGCTCAGAAAATACCACCGGAAACAGATGGTAATTAAAGATAGGAATGCGTCCTGTATTCTAGGGCTACGGGGGGATGCCCAGTAAACCAAGATCAATGATTTGTGAGATGAGGGCGTAGTCCTACTATTTGGCATCCTTAATTGATCAACCCCCACCATTTTTAACGAAAGAAAATCCAATGACACACAATAAAATCTTAGAATTACTAGAAGACCCTGCCAGCGATGATAAAGAAATTGATTTAGCATTTTTCAGGTTCAGGACTAAAGCAGACGTGCAAAACATAGAAGTTGATTACGATGGTAGTTTATATTGTACGGACGCAAAAGGCGAGGAGGTTGATGTTGGTGGATGTTTCTACGTCA